GCGTTAGATCCTATATTGGTATAGAAGTAATCACACCAATAGGTAGTAGATCCACCTCCGACTACAGAAGCAATCAAATCGCCAAATTCACCGAAAATCCTTTCTTTTGCATAACCTTCTGCACGTGCTGCCAATCCTCTAAGCGTATAGCCTGTGTAGTTACTATCGTTGTATTTAGAAGGATCATCGCAAACATACACTTTAGAAGTTCCTCCGTCTGAATTGGTTTTCACTTCTATATTTACTCCATCCGTCCACTTCCAGACGTGCCCGAAGGGATTTTCAATACCACGATAGCGAGGTACGGTAAATACTTTGCTGCTTTCTCCTTCTGCTTTCTCTAAAGTGTAAGCTACTTCACCTGAAGCATTTCCCAATTCATCACTCGTACCACAAGGAATGATAGGATTATAACCATTAAAGTTGTTCCACTTTGTACCATCCCATGTGGTTACACCATTACCCAAACCACCCTGAGCATAACCGTTGCTATCTTTCTGGGCATTGAAAGCCAACTGGCAGTTAAGGTTTCCATACTCTATGTAATAGAGCCATGCCAAAGTGATATAAGCGTTATAGTCCATGCAGTTCCATTGCGTACCAGCTCCCCTTTTACGAGCAGCAGCACGAAAGTTTGTTCTACTCGTAGATGTAGCTGGCTTGCCTAATTGGGATTTAGGCAAAGCATCCCAATCTGCTTGGTTATTACCACCTCTGTAATCAGTCGAAGTATTTACTACAGAAGCCAGTTTACCAGTGCTACGTTGGATTGTTGCCTCATAAGCCGAGATATAGCATTTCTTTACGAAATGATAACCAGGTATCGGGTATTCACTGATTCGTACACCTCTTTTGTTTCCATTGGTATAAAATCTTCTCCAGTGAGCAGGGATTTCCACCATAACCATACCATTGGAACCATCCCTTTTATGCGCTTTCCAGTTGGTAGGGTTTAGGTATTCAATAACCTTGCCTTCATCTGATAGCAAACACCCTTTCATCTTGCTTTGAATTGGCAATGTTTTATGCAGTGTCATATTGCCAGTACGGGTAAGAACCGAAGAAGATACTGTTACATCTAATTCTACGCCATAACTACATTGATCCTCTGCATAAGGTAGCATAGCAGCCAGACCAGCTTGTTTGCTTTCTCCGCTTTTATCCAATACCTCAGTTGTGAGGTCGAAAGGGTTACTGCTGTCTGCTACTGGTAATTCATTTAATCTTTTGCCATTGTCGTAAGCTGTAATAATCTTTTTTACTTTAGCTTCCTCTTCTGCTGTAAGTGCCATATTTTATAGTGTTAAGAAGTTAAACAATAAAATTTACTAAGTTAATATGATACCACCAGAGCCGGATAAACGCATACCCTTACCAGAAGTAAGCCTTATTCCTGGCTCCTGTACTTCAATCTGTATAGTTTGATAAATACCCGTATTTTCCGTTGGGATAACGTGAATTTTACTCATCCCTACACCGTTAATCATAAATACGCCATCAGGAGTGATAGACACCGCCCGATCATCACCGAGAAACAATACATTCCTACCAGTATCTACGGGAAGTAATTCTACCTCAACTTTGAAAGGCTGGGTATTCCTGTAAGTAACTTTTTTCGGGTAGTTTAGCTTCATGGAAGTAGGGATCAGCTTGTATTTTGAGATTAGCGATTCTTCCAGTTCCTCCAGCCTTGCGATAACTACCCTTGCATCGCCAGTAGCTTCATTTGCATTATCTTTAGCAGTATTGGCTTCTTCTGCCTTTTCGTGAGCTTCATTAGCTTTTGCGTTGGCATTGTTGGTAGCCTCTACTGCCTTACCTGCTGCGCTATCGGCTGCTGTAGCTTTTTCATTAGCCAGTTTAGCAGCGTCCTCAGCCTTTTTAGCTGCTGCTGTGGCGGTTGTTCCACGAGCTATACATTTCCACCAAGTAGTTTCGGTTAAAGCGTGTCCTTTGTTCCCGTCCTTGATACAGAGATAGCAACTATCATCCGTAGTAATGAAATCAAATGTATTATATGTGGTAGCTGCTGAATAAGTTCCCTTATCCACGAAAGCAACCTTTCCTAATCTTATGTTTCCTTCTGCCATATCACTTGGGGTTAAAAATTAAAAATCCTTCATTGTCAATATCAAACATATCAGCAGCTATATCATCCTGATAATACATGATCAGTTCCATTGTATCGGGATCAATCGTAAAAGTAGGATAGAGAATACCGCCTTTTGCCAAGATCCCGGTATCTACATACTTCTTTTGCGTTTCATCCCATTTCCACCAGTTGCCATTTTCACCCATTTTCGGGGGATTATCCGCTTGTTCTTTTGCCCTATTTGCCTGAGTATTTGCATTGTTAGCTGCTGTTTCTGCCTTTTGTGCTTTCTCATTCGCATTAGTAGCTGCTTTGTTGGCATTGGCTGTAGCACTTTCAGTTGCACTTTTTATCTCTTCCAATCCTTTTCGTGCATTATCCGCATTGGTAGCTGCTGTATTCGCTTTTTGAGTAGCCAAGTTTGCGTTGGAAGTAGCAGTTTTAGCCTGTTGGGTAGCCTCATTAGCATTATTGGTAGCCGTTTTCGCTGCCTCAGTCGCTTTATTTGCGTTTGAGGTTGCAGTGTTGGCACTTGAAGCAGCATTGTTAGCAGACTTGGCAGCTTCATTTGCACTGTTGGTTGCTTTTACAGCGTTCTCGTATGCCGTTTGAATGTATTCCAAACTTACTTTTACGCTGGTTTGTACCCCATTGATTAATTTAACTCCAATAGTGTACAATCCTTTCAGGTTATCCGAAAGTGTCAGCTCGCTTATTTTCTTCTTTTTAATAGCCATAGCTTTTCAAATCTATATAAAACTCACCATCTTCTGTAACTATCAATTCTCCAGCCTCAGAAGCAAGTAAATATTCATCCCCTCCAACTCTAAAGGCAGTAAATACCAACGTTAAGGTAAAAGCGCACCAAACTTGATCGTCAGGGGAAAACAGACTTACTTTTGAGCTTTTGTAGTAACATGGGTATTCCTCGTAAGTGCTTTCAACGAACAAGGATCTTTCAGCCGTTTGTACCTTCACGCCTTCGCCTTCGTCTATTTCCACAACCTTTATCAGATCGTGAAGGAAAGCATTGTAATTTCTCCAGAACTCCGTTAGATTCTTAGCGATTAAGCAACAATTCAAGGCAACTTCTTTATGTTGGTACACTACTTGTTTGCCATCATAAATAGCCCCATTTTGGGTAGAAAGGTTACGTAACATATTTTTCTTCACTGCTGGAGCTTTAAGTATTTGTGCCTCGCTTCCTTCCAATACACGAATACCGTAAACGGAGAAATCTATCCCGTCTATTTCATACCCCTGCGTAGGTATATTGGTTGTCGATAAAGGAGCCGTATATTTATAATCTCTCAAAGGGAAATCATCTGCGAATTTTAACGAGAAACTTTTAGCACCGATATACAGAGCTACATTTACCTCTGAAACCAATCGGAGTTTACAATTATATCCGATTCTTTTAAACTCAAAGGTATGGTAAGCTCCATCGGACAACAGAGAAATGAAATCTCCAGTCTGATACATACCTACTGCGTTGAACTTTATTTCAAGTTCTTTAGTATCAAGTTTAGGATCCGACAAATCCACTTCGATACCGTCATACTCAGCCCAATCATTAGAAACTTCTGGTGCTTTTAATGCCGGGAAAGCAACAACTTCGTTATGCCCACCCTCAGCAATAAAAACCCCGAACCGAGTAAAAGCGTCCGTACCGTCTATGTATAAGTTATTTTTCATTTCCTCATTATTACACCTTTATCATTCATGTTACCTATGCTTTCTTTCATTTCCTTTATATTGGAATTGATAGATTCCAGATTCTTGCAATAGCTTGTATTTTCTCTGATACCAGTTAATACCTCAAGAAATTTGGCACAATGGCTAACCAATGATTTAATACCTTCATTTATAGAATAGGTATGCCCTTGAATTGCAGTTGTCCTTCCGTTCAGCTCGTTTACGCTGTCCTGGCTTGCTGCTATGCCGTTATTGCTGGAAACCTCACGATTCTCTGTTTCCCAAAGGTGAAAGCCTTGTTTGTTTGCTTCTTCTTTCCAATGCTCCATCCATTGTTGGGCATTATTCATATCCGTACCGATACCTTGATAGAAAGAGGAAACCAAATCCCTTGCTTCCTTAGCTATTTCTTCTTCTGTTTTGCCGGATCCATAGATTTTCTCCAGATCCGCTTGTAGTCTTTTGAACTTATCAGAGAAGAATAAAGAGTAGGCAATCTGTTTACCCAAATCTTCCAATACAGAAGATCCTTTTTCTCCAAACTTTTCCCACGCATCTACACCGTCATTTTCAATAGCCTCAGTGATACTATCCATTATACTATCACCTAAAGAGCCAAAAGTACCCTCTAAGTAATCTCTTAGTGCTTGTTGGGCTTCTTCCGCTTGTTCTTGAAGGTCTATAAGGTTTTGCAACAAATTCCGATTCTCATCGCTCATTGTTTGAGTGTCAAGAATGGCTTGCGCTCTTTCTTTGTTCAGATTTTTTTCACCATCTATTAAATCCGGGTAAACCTGGAGTACCGAAGTATAAATATCATGCTGCTTTTTCCAAAACCAAGCTCCAGTAGTGTAACTTCCCGTTTTTATGGTTATATCATTAAGCGCACCTATACCCTGATTGTACGCATTTAATTTTGCATTGTATTCATCAAGCCCCCAGTTCCCTTTAGGGTTAAACTGAAACTGATAAGTTGGTTTATCCCCCTTTAGGACTTCTTTATATTCAGCTATCGCATCACGATATACCTCTATTGCATTGATAGCTTTTTCTATTTGATCTGTACCAAAAATAGATGTTGCTTCCTCCAAAAGTAAATTTTGCTCCATGAGCAATAAGTTGTACTGGCGTTGCATTTCCAGTTTGTTCTCGGCTACTTCTTTAAGTGCCTCTTGGTGTTCCTTTTCAGCCTTAGAGGACAACCCAAACAATGAAGTGATAAGGGAAACGGCTGTACCGACTATGGAAAGGATAACCGAAGCTCTTTCTACTCCTTTGATAGCTTCTGCACCAGTAACCGCCAACGCTTGAATACCCGTTATCATAGAAATTATACCTCCTGCGATATTGGTAGCAGCAGACAAAGCAGCTTTGGTTGCATCATCCATCCCGTCAAAGTCTGAAATGATATTATTAACAGTATCATCTACCTCATTCATCACCTTTAGGGTATCGCTCCACTTCTTTTTGTTTTTTTCAGCAGATGAAATGCTTGCGTCTTTTGCCTCAGCAACCTCTACTTTTTTCTCCAGGGTTTTAATTTGCGCACGAAGAGTAGCTTTTTCTTTATCATCCAGCTTGCCACCTTCTTTTTTCAGCGTGTCTTGGGCTGTTTGTAAAGCCTCCTTTAGCTGTCTTAACCCCATAGAGGATATTTGTTCTACCCATACATTAAAAGTCGCTTCACGAGTAGCTATCTCTTGATCTAAAGCGTCCAAAGCATCTTGTTTATCACTTTCAGCCTGAGCGATATTTTCTTCGGAGAAAGTAACTTGCCTTCCGGCTTTCTTATCTTTCTCATTAACAGCTCGCATTTCGTCAATATCTTGCTGAAAATTTTCCTCTATCTCCTTGCGCTTTTCCGCATAGGTCTGATACTGCTTTAGCATTTCTTCTATTGCAGTCTGATTGCCAGTAGACAATTTCTTTCCAGCAGCATTTTCAAGAGCTTTAAATTGTTGCTCATCCTGCTCTGATAATTGGGTGGTAGTTGGCTTAAACGTACCTTTTTTGCCTTGAGATTCCCATATAGTTTTTTCCCACTCTTGAATTTTGGTTAGCTTATCCTCCTTTTGACGTTTGATCTGCTCCATTTCCTGCTCATAGTTGAGCTGGTTTTGTTTCAATGTTTTAGAAAGTCCTTCCTTATAGGTGTTGATCTCAGCTTGCCTTACAGCAAATTCCATATCCTTTTTAATACGGATCTGCTCTTGTGCATTACGTTTTATCTCATCGGAATAATCCTTTTGAGAAGAGGACGTTTTTCTATCTGGTAACTTTTTACTCAGTGAATCTATACGTCTTTGATAGTCGTTGTATTCAGCACTACCCTTAACGGTTTCTTTCTGCTCCTGTTTCAGTTTAGAAATACGGTTCTCTACTTGGCTAATAATTTGCAGCTCGTTTTCACGTTCAAGAACGGTAGCCTTTAATTTAGCTATATAGCTTTCCTGCCCTTTTACAACAGCATCGGTTACTACTTTGCCATCAGACATTAAACCGTTGTTCTCTTTGAGAGCCTTTTTGAAAGCCTCCAGTTTTTCTTGACCTTTAGTAATGGCTGCTTCTATCTCAGAAATGGATTTACCTTTGGTATAAAATACCTCTTCCTGATTACCCGTTTTCTGATTTTGGTTAGGATTCTCCCCGAAGCGTTTTTGAGCCTCTTTTATGATATTATTATAAATGCCACGAGCTTTGAATACTTTGGTTATTTCATCTTGCAAGTCATTAGCTATGTAGGTTTGCGCACCTATACCAGTCATGGGATCGCCAGGTAAGTATTTGGTTTCGTCAAACTGCTTTATAATATCCTGGATTTCTTTAGTAATTTCCCCCTTACCTTCCAGCACTGGCTTAATCTTCCAGTAATAAGTTTCCGCAAGGTCGATACCGTCTTTATCCTTCTTTCCCTTGAACTTATCTTTTAGTAGCTCTTCTACAGTTTCTTTGGCTTCTACCTCCTTATCCATGTAGTCATTAGAAGCCTCATTAACCGCTTTATCCATAGCTCTTGCACGAGCTGATTTTTCGGCTTCTTGCGTAATGATACGATAAGCCTTAGCCAGATCATCCAAAGCGTTCTTTTCATCCCCCAGCCCCTTCAAATACTCACCGTATTTGCTCATTATGGCTTCCTTTGCAGAACGGTATTCATCCGTACCTTCTTTGGCTGCTTTCAAACGTGCAAACATCGCATCAATTTGCAATCTTTCAGCTCCAATAACCTTTTCACTCTCAGATATGGCGTTATTTAGTTTTTCTTGCGCCTTTTCTGCGTCAGTCTGATAAGTGATAAGTTTATAAATACCATAACCGAGAGCTGCTATGGCTGCTGCTGCCAAAGTATAAGGATTTGCCAGCATAACGGCTTTCAACCTGGTAGCTACAGCCGTAAGCCTGAGCTTTGCAGTTGCCAACAAGTTTGTTGTAGTTACATTGGCTGCTTGTGCTGCTGTGTTGGCTGCTGTCTGAGTGGTATTCAATGTTTTAGCAGCCGTTTCTACCGCTACTTTCTTGGTGCTAAAATCACGTGTGGCTGCTTGGTATTGTAAGGCTGCTGTTTCTCTGGCTGTTTCGGCTGCGACTAATTTTCTTTCTGCTGCTTCTACTTGTTTTGCGGAGCCAGTAGCACCGATAGACATAAGTTCTGCTAATCTTTGCTTCTCCAACTCTTTAGCAGCAAGGTATTCGGTTCTCTTGGCTGCTACGGCTTGGCTGGCTGCTGAAACCTCTGTACGAGCTTTGGCTAAAGCTGCGGTTTGAGCCTCTATATTTGCTGCCATTTCAGCTTTTACGGCAGTTGCATACTCTAACGTGCCTTTGGTTAAATTCTG